TTAGAAGTCCCGATAGCCACGCACTACTTGCCCTATCACAACAAGGCTGTTTGCTTCTTCTGTGTCTAGTTTTAATGGGCGATAGGATGGGTTGTCACTAATTAGCTCTACTCCACCGTAGGTAAACTGTACTTTCTTTACCAACATTGATCCGTTGTGGTTTAGTACAAATATTTTCCCTTCTGTTAATTCGCGCTTAGAGCGGTCAACAATGATTTCTTCGCCATCTTTCAAGGTAGGCTCCATGCTTTCCCCTTTTACGGTAAACATTGCACAATGTTTTGATTTATTGCCAGTTCTTTGAAACCAAGAGCTTTCAACCATTATGTAAGCTGAATCATATTGTTCTTCATTTTCTAAACCTAAGCCTGCTGAAACTCTGACACCCCTAAAATCATCAATAGGTTCGTAGTGATCTCTGTTCATCTGTTTAAAATCAGCAAATCCATTCTCTTTTATAGCGTGCTCTTCCATAGCTTTGAATGCATTACTCTTTATGGATTGAATGCTATCTCTTAGCCCTAAAGACATCTGTGCTTCTTTTGGCAATGTAGATATATGGTATTCGAACCCACCTCCTTTTACACCTTTAGCTTCTCTAGATAGCCAATTTTCATTTTTAGCTTTCCTTGTGATGTTTGTTGCATGAGATGGCAGTCCATTTAGCTTTAAAGCCTCAAGTTCTTTGGCAGTAAACCAAACTTTATCTAATGATTTCATAAATCACCTTTCTTAATCAAAATAATTTAAAAAGATTTAGCTGATTAAGTTAAATAAAATCAATAATTTAAACACCGAATAGAAAGATTTTATAAAATTTTATTAAATCACCTATTGATTAAGAAAATGATTTGATATATATTCTAAATCGTAGATGATTAAGTACTTAATCAAGTAGTCAAACAACTAACTTTTAAGGATCGCACAAAATGAAAGAAAAAGGAAGATTTAATGATATGCATAGAGCTGACATTAGAGCTGAATTGATTAAGAAAGGGATTTCATTAGCTCAATTAGGGATTCAGCATGGATTAGCAAAAACAACTCTAAGAAATGCGTTTGATAAACGCTATCCAAAGGGGGAAAAGATTATTGCTGATGCACTAGGTAAGGAACCAAAGGATATATGGCCAAGCAGATACTTAGACTAATAAGGAAGGATTATCGTGAAACTATGGTTTAGTGCGAAAGAATTAGCTGGTATTGGTGGATTATCAAAACACCCTAGTAATGTAAATCGACAAGCAAGAAAAGAAAAATGGCAATCTCAGCCATTAAAAGGAGTTAAAGGCGGTGGTGTTGAATATGCACTTTCATCACTTCCTGAATCAGTTCAAATTGAATTGCAAAAGAAGTTTGTATGTGCTGTTTCAAAACCAAAATCCCTCCCAGCCGATCTCCGTCAGGTGGAATTAAAAACCTTAACGGAAAAACAACGTGAAGTAGCGGGGGCAAGAATGGCGTTAGTTGCCCAAGTGGCACAGCTCGAACAAGCTCAGCCACGTTATAAGGCGATTAAGTTCTTTTGTGAACAAATTAAACATGGTGGCATTTCCGATGATTTAATGAGATTGGTGGAAACTGCCAATAACAAGAAAGGGAAAAATCGCACTTTATCTGAACGCACTTTGAACCAGTGGGTGTTGGATTATGAAAAGGCAGAGACGCCTGAAGAACGATTAAAAGCCCTCGCACCAATGCAACGAGTGGCGAAAAAGGCAGAAGAAATTGTGTGGTTACCTGACTTTTTGGCGGTGTATCGCCAAACCAATGGCATCAATGTTGCAGAAGCCTATCACTATTTTTCGGCTGAATGGGATGCACGTTTTGCAGATGAGCCATTGCGTTTAGAGATGAAACCGAGCATTGACCAAGTTCGTGCTGCGTTGGCGAAATTGCCAAAACACATTAAGGAAATTGGCCGTAAGACAGGTTCTGAACTCCGCGCCCTTAACACTTATGTGAAACGCGACTGGAGCGTGTTGCAGGTAAATGATGTGTGGGTAGGTGATGGTCATGCGATGAAATTGAAAGTCGCCCATCCTGAACACGGTCGCCCTTTTATTCCTGAGGTGACATTAATAATGGATGCATCTTGTCGTTTTATTGTGGGTTGGTCGGCTAGTTTGGCGGAAAACGTTCTCGCAGTGGCAGATGCCTTGCGTTATGGCGTGGAACGCTACGGCATACCAGCAATTTATTACTCCGATAACGGTGGGGGTGAGAAAAACTGGATGCTTGATGGGGATATTACGGGGATGTTACCGCGTTTGGGGATTAATCACCAAACAGGGATTCCAGGCAATCCACAAGGGCGTGGGATTATTGAGCGGGTGCATCAAACGATTTTATATCGTATCGCTCGCCAGTTTGAAACCTATCACGGTACAGGGGCAGACCGCGACACTATTCGACAAGTGAGCACAGCCGTGATTTCACTGGATAAAGCAAAGCGTAAAGGCGCGACACAGCTAACGCCAAAACAACAATGGGCAGTGGGTAAATTGCCAAGTTGGAATCAGTTTTTAGATGCGGTTCAAGCTGGGGTTGATTGGTACAACAACGAGCAGGTGCATAGTGAAATTGGTATGACACCTGCACAAAAACGCCGTCAGTTGATGGAAAAAATGAACCCTGATGATTTGGTCTTTGTTACGCCAGTGGAAGCAAGGGATTTATTCCGCCCAAGTACATTACGTGTGGCACAACGTGGTTGGTTGCAACTTTTCAATAATTATTACTTTAGCGCGAAATTGCTCGATGTTGATGGGCAAAAGGTGCAAGTGATGTTTGATATTCACGATCCAAGCCAAGTGATTGTGAGAAAGCAAGACGGCACTTTTGTGTGTTATGCCGAATTAGATGGCAATAAACGTGACGCCTTCCCAATACCGTTTGTTGAGAAAACACGCCAAGAGCGTCATGCACGCCGCGCGAAATTGAAACAAGAACAGCTTGATGAGATTAATGCGGAACTTAACCCGATTATTACGATTGAGCATCAGCAATCAGGTTTTGAATTGTTGAAAACACAGGCAAAACCTAAAAATGAGAAAACGCCAATTTTCTTAACTAAAGCAGATAAAGAGGCGTGGGAACAAAGAAAAAAGTTAGTAAATGAATAAGGAGAACAAGATGAAAGCACAAGAATTAAAAGCGTTTATGGATGCGCACAAGATGAGCCAAAAACAAGTGGCGAGCTTATTTGATGTATCTATTACGACTGTTAGCCAATATATCAACGGTAAATATCCAACTGATACTAAATGGTTAGATAACAAAGTGGATGAATTATTGGCACGCCATAAGGCGAAAGTGGTTGAAGCAAAATACAACAATGCATTTGTACCCACTCAAACAGCAAAACGCGGTATGGAAATTATGCACTTTGCCCACGCAGAGGGCGAAATTAATGTGATTTACGGTGCGGCAGGCTTAGGTAAAACACAAATGCTTAAACAATATGCGAAAGAACATAGTTCAGCCATTTTGATTGAGGTTGATCCAAGTTGTACACCGAAAGTGCTGTTACGCAAAATTGCTGAGACTGTAGGGGCCACCAGTCGCGGTGTTAATAATGATGTTTTGGCAAGTATTGTGGAAAAACTCAACGGTGCGGAACGTTTGTTAATGATTGATGAAGCCGAGTTACTTTCTACCCGCTCTTTGGAATTTATCCGACGTATTCACGATTTAACAAATTGTGGGGTGATTTTAGCGGGTATGCCTCGCTTGTTGGTGAATTTAAAAGGCAAAAATAATGAGTTGGCACAGCTTTATAGTCGAGTGGGTTTTGCTTGCGACCTTGGCAATGCATTACCTGAAAGTGATTTGGCGATGTTAGCAGAAAGTGCACTTAATACGAGCGAATTTAATGTGGCTTTATTGAAAGCCTGCAAAGGTAACGCACGTCGATTAAGTAAGTTAATGCGCGGCGTTGTACGTTCGGCAGAGATTAACGAGACCGAAATTAGCGCAGAGATGATTGAACAATACAGCAAAATGTTAATTAGTTAAGGAGACGATTATGTTACAGGCAAAAACAACCAAACGCCTAAATAAAAACAACGCTTTAATGTTGGCTTATTTGGAACAAGTAGAAAAAGCAGTGAAATGCTTAAATGAAATGGGGCTTACTGTGGTGAATGTGCATTTTGAAAAAATCAAACCAACCGTTCGTGTGATGGCAAATGCGGTGACAGATCGCTTAGAGCGTGAACAACGCGCTTTTGTTTATCAAGTTGGACGCGATGTGGGGAGATACCAAGAAGCACAGTTTGCAGTAGAAGGTATTCGAGTGATTTGGCGTAAATATTTGAATTAGGAGGAGCGATGGCAACGCGTCGGCAAATTTATGCAGTCTATCGTGGCGAAGAGAATTTGGGTGACGGGACGGCAGAAGAATTAGCAAAAAAACTCAATGTGAGCGAAAAAACGATTTACTGTTCGGCAACCGCCGCCCGACGTGAACGTGATAAAGGTAAGCGGCTTGTAGTGATTAAGTTAGGAAAAGAGGAAATCTAAATGAAAGTAATAATTGAAGGTAAAGAATATTGGCGAGATGCAAAAGGCAATTTAACCCCTGCTGAGTTGGTGAAAGAAATCGACAAAGCACGTGATGCGCTCGTGTATGAATGGGTGGAACGTGGTCGTGATTTAAGCAAAGCAATTAGCCATTTTAAAGAAGGCATTTTTGGTGATGTACAAGCCTTTATTGAGCTTTCTGCCGAGAAATATGGCGCGAAAGTGGGAGGCAACAAAGGCAATGTGACTCTTTTCAGCTATGACGGTAAATACAAAATTCAACGCGCAATTAACGAAAGTTTGCAATTTGATGAACGTATTCAAGCAGCAAAAGTGTTGATTGATGAGTGTTTGAATGAATGGAGTGAAGGCTCTCGCCCTGAATTAAAAGCATTAATTGAACGTGCTTTTAATGTGGATAAGGAAGGCAATTTGAACACCTCACGTATTTTGGGTTTGCGCCGCGTCGAGATCCAAGACAGTCGCTGGCAAAACGCGATGCAGGCAATTAGCGAAAGCGTTCAAGTGGTAAGCAGTAAGGCTTATGTTCGCCTTTATGAACGTGTGGGCGAAACCGATCAGTATGTGCCGATTGCGTTAGATGTAGCTGGGGCTTAGAGCTTATTTAAATGCCCTTTAAATCTCCCCTAACCCCTCTTTACAAAAGAGGGGGACGGGATGAGGGGCATTAGTAATAGGTTTTAATCATTAACTAAGGAGCAATGTATGGAAAAACTACGAACCTATAAAGATTTTAGCACGTTAGCTGTTGAAATGGAGCGTGCTGGTGCATGGGCAACCGCTGAGGCTGCTTGGCAGAAAGCGGCTATTGTTGCTCGAAAAAGCGAAAATGAAGAATGGGCATTAAATCGCCAAAAGATGTGTGCGCATTATGTGCGTTATCCAAATAGAAGACCGGAGGTGAGACATGGCTAAGTATGTGGCACGCTTTTATTGTTTGGTTGAGGCAGTTGTTGAAGCTGAAAGCAATGAACAAGTGTTAGATATGTGTGATTTAAATGTGTGTGATGTGAATAAACTACCGCACACCATTACAGAAATTGATGACGTGGTTGAAGTGGAGGAAGTATGACTGAGCTAACAAAAGATGACTTGCATGTTGGGCATGTTTACTCCGCAAAAAGTCCTAAAGAACACGGTTTTCCTCCGTTATTAGGGGATAGACAAATACTATGGAAAGGGCTTATTTATGACAATAAAGAGGGGTTTGTTGATGGTGTGCAATATGATAGCCCATCAGTGAGACGAGGGCGTAAATATCCAAAAATCAGCATCGCCAAGTTCTTAAAATGGGCAGAAGCTGACATTACAGAAACAATGCCAAAAGGTGAATGGAGATATGCAAGATGACTGAGCAAGAAAAAATGCGCTTAGATGAGCAATTAGAACAAGCGGCAAAACAGCTCACACACGCGCTTCGCGCGTTGCGCTTGGGGCAAAATCAACACGCGGCAGTTTATGTTGGCAACGTACAAAACTTACTGCCAGGTTTAAGAATGAGATTAGGGAGATAGGTGGAAATGATAGAGTTTAATGTTGAAAATATGGCTGTTTCAAATGATTTTAGAATTAGACCATCGGTGAAATCTATAAAAGAGTCTAATGAATATAGATTATTTAAGCGAAAAAACGGGGAGCTAATTTTACAGAGAAAATTTATCGAAATAACGTCATTTTATGATGATGGCAGCACGATGACGAAGCCAATTTGGAAAGATATAGAAACCGTTAATGAGAAATAAAACCCATTTACAGCCCATTAACCCCGTTTTAGTGGGCTGAGTAATGTGTTTTCAATTCGAATGGGGGAATAAATTATGGATATCGAATACGAATGGTTACTTATTGATGATCTAGATGACGAATATCAAGAAAAAGAAGAAGTAGAGAAAATCATTAAAGATAGCGAGTGGTTGGAATTTGACCGAAAAAAACGACCATTTTATTTAGAATCAAGTGTCGCCGAAGAATTATTTATGCGTAATTATAGCAAATGGGAGTGTTATGAAGAGGATGAATATGTTTTTCTCGCTATCAGAGAACAAGGGAGTGAACGGTACTCAATCTTCCGTGTGACCACATGGTATCGGTTAGCACCGAAAGTTGATGAAATTTATTTTGAGGACTAAAACCCATTTACAGCCCATTAAATCTCCCCTAGCCCCTCTTTACAAAAGAGGGGAATAAGTTAGATGAAGTGGGCTGAGTAATGTGTTTTAAACCTAGTTTAAAGGAGTTTTAAAGTGAAACTATGTCGTTGCCCGATTTGTCATAGTGACATCCACTTGGATGCGCTGTTGGAAGATGATGCGGGGCGTGAGATGTTGGTGTTAATCTCCAATTTGGGTGGTCGCAATGCGCGTGCGTTGGTGAGTTATATTGGGTTGTTTCGACCTGAAAAATCTGCGCTATCTAATGGGCGTGCGTTGAAATTAATGCAAGAAGTATTAGAGATGTATCAACCTAGTCCATTATTAGCTCATGCGTTGAATGAAACTGTTCAAGCAGTGATGAAAAACCGTCGGGAAACACGCAATATTCAGGCGTTATCGAATCATAACTATTTGAAGAAAGTGTATGAGGGGGCGAAACCGTTGTTTGCGGTGGTGCGTAATGAAGGCAAAGCTGAAATGCAAAGCGTTGCGGTGCAAGAAGAGGATAAACGTATGGCAGCCATTCAATATATTGAACGTTACGCCGCTATTGGGCAGTTGCAATTTGTGGAAAATATGCCTGAGTTTGCCGTTTGGAAAGCCTGGAAAGCAGAACAGGAGAAAGGTTATGCAGCGTAAATCATTAATTGCGAAAATCCATATTGGGAAAAACCAATTGGGACTTGATGATGATACATATCGCGGTTTACTTGCCAATACAACAGGTAAAACCAGTTGCACAGAGATGACTGACAGTGAATTACGCCAAGTCTTGAATGTAATGGTTCAGAAAGGTTTTAAATCCAGCTCAGGCTTTTGGGGAAATCGTCCATCACCAAGTGAAGATAAGAAAATTTATCTCGCTAAAATAACCGCACTTTTAATCAAACATAACTTACCGAAAGAATATGCCGATGGTATTGCAAAACGATCTTTTAAAGTGGATTTTATCCATTGGTTACGTCCATGGCAGTTAAAGAAAGTCGTGCAGATGTTGTCAGTGTATGACCGGAATAAAAAGACGTTGTAAGATGAAATTATCAGGTGTAAATTAAAGGCTCTTTGGAGCCTTTTTTATTGGATTTTTTATGAAGAATTTATTTGTGATTATATTGCTTGCCAGCTCTTTTGCTGTCAATGCAGGGGTGTTTGACCATGCAAAAGAAGAAATTAAAATGTTCAAAGATTATCCGTTTGATATTCATAAGAATGATTTTTTAGAGCGATTCAAGTATTTTGGAAAATGTATGGCTTATTCCGAATCTAGAATTTGTGCTCCTGAAGGATATGAATCGCTTTATGGAGCAAAATTTAATATAGTCATTACTTTAGATAAAAATAAAACAAATGGAGTTATTCTTCGTCTAACCGATGCAAGTATTGCAAGAGCTGATTTTTGGGAATTATTTCGAGGATTAATTAAATCAGGTTTTTCTCTTTATCAAGTTGAGGATAAAGATGGTATTGCAAATCGTTTTGACGATATTTTAGCATCAACTAAAACAGGACAGAAAATAAATAATGTTGATTCAAAATTAGATATTCTAGAATCAAAAGAGCGTACATCTCAAAAACTCTTTTATGTAGAAACCGATAAGTTGAATTCAATTTTGAAGTCAGGGCAAAGATTTTCTTCATCAGAAGATATAATTTCTAGACTTCCAAAAGATACAAGATTTATTGAAATGGACGTAATGAGTTTTCACGGTCAGAGTTATTCAGTTGAAATAAAAATATCATTGCCTAAACTGGAAGTTACAAAGGCAGATGACCGCCCTATTGAAAAGTTTTAGTCAAATCCCACTTCGGTGGGATTTTTTTTATCTTTTTTCTGCAAAATACCGCCTTTTTAAAATTTCCGTGTGAGAATGAGCAAAAAATAACATTGCGGAGGTTATTATGGTGGCGAATTTAGAAGATGTAGCGGAACTTCTGCCGGAAACCGTACAACAGATGGTTGATTTAGTTGGATTTCCTGCTGTTGAAAAAATCATTACAAATTTTGGTGGGGCAACCTTTCGATTTACCGATGGGGCACATTATTTTCCTAAGCTCAAAGCATTAATTGGTTTGGAAAGTGCGGTGAAATTACGCGAAGTTTTTAGAGGGGAATGGGTTTATATTCCTCGTTGCGAAACAGCTTTGCGAGTGTTGCGTAATTATCGCTTTAAGGCTGATTTTGATTATTTAACCCAGCATTTGAACAAATCAGGACGCATGGCCATGCTTGAACTTTGTCCTAAATATCAATTATCGGATCGCAGTGGTTGGGAAATTGTGGCACAAGTGCGTAACCCTGAGGAACCCCATAATCTTGCCTTGTTTTAGTGCTGAAGGCGCTCCACTCTTCATCTTACTCTCTTTTTTCGATAATACCCTTAATCATTAATAGATTAAGGGTATTTTTTATGTCTTTAAATTTTACACAGATTTTCAATCGTTTAATTGGTCATGAAGGCGGCTACGTTAATGACCCAAGAGACCCAGGCGGGGAAACCAATTGGGGGATCACTAAACGTACTGCTCAGGCAAACGGTTATCAAGGTAGTATGCGAGCAATGACGCGTGAGCAAGCTTATAAAATCTACTACTCCGCATTTTGGCTACGTTATCAATGCGACAAAATGCCAGAAGCGGTGGCTTATCAGTTTTTTGATGCTGCGGTAAATCATGGATTAGGTAATGCGAGCCGTATGTTGCAACGTGCAGTCGGTGTTGTTGATGACGGTGTGATTGGCAATATGACGATTGCTGCTATTAAAAAAATGGCGATTTCTGATGTGATTATGCGTTTGAACGCTGAACGCCTTGAGTTTTATTGCAAACTTGGCACTTTTGCGACCTTTGGTAAAGGTTGGGTGCGTCGCGTGGCGGGCAATCTTAAATATGGAGCAATTGACAATGAAGTTTAAATTTTTAGGCGTGTTTAAACGCATGTTTAGCTGGTTAGGCAATAAAGGGAAACAACCGAAAAAACGACCGCACTCTTATAGTAAGAATGCGTGGAGTTATATCGCACGCGGGAAACCAACCCCAGCTAAAGTGATTATGTGGAGGTTATGCTGATGAATAAGTTTTTTGAATTATTTACCAATAGTGATGGTCGTGCGAGTACGACAGGTTTTATTCAGTTTTTCGGTTTCTTAGTCATGGCCGGTGTGCTGATTTATGCCGTTTATCTTGACCGTTCTACGGTCACTGACTTGTTTTTTTATTTTGCTTGTTTTTGCGGTGGTTCGGCTGCAACCAAGGGTGCTGTAATGGCATATCAAGCCAAACAAACCAAGCTAGAAGAACAGATTACAGGCGAAGTTTATGTCGAACCGGAACAAATGGATAGACCAAGGGGGATTTGATGACGCTACAGATGATTCTAATCGGCTCAGGTGCTGCACTGGTTATTTGTGGTTATGTGGTATTTAAGCTCAGACGTGCCGGGCATGAAATTGACCGATTATTAAAAGATAACGAGCAGTTGGTGCGTGAAAAAGCTGTCTCCGATACGCAGGTGAAACATTATGAAACGAGAAAACAACATGAAGAAAACAGTCGCAATGCTGACCGTGACACTCTTATTAATGAGTTGCACAAGTCAGGGGATCTCCGTGATTAATGCAAGCTGTGCCGGTTTCTCGTTGATCTCCGCAAGCCGTCAAGATACGACAGAAACTTTGCGTCAAATTAAAGTGCATAACGATACATACCGAACTATTTGTCAGCGAGGTGAAGATGGAAGTGCACATTAATGGGATGATGATTTTTAATGGGTTGGTATCTGTTGCGGTGTTCTTTATTGGTGTGTGGTTTAAGAAATTAGACAGTGAGTTTAAAAGCCTGCATGACGAAGTTAAAGAAGTCAAGCGCGATTATGTCTCAAAAGAAGTGGCTAGTATCACCAATCAAAGCATTTTAGATAAATTAGGGGCAATTTCGGAACAATTGCAGTCCATTACGAAAAAATTAGATAACAAGGCAGATAAATAATGTCAGCAAGAGATCGGAAACGCTTAGAGCAATTAACCGAAAGCGCACAAACAAATGCAAAACTGGATGAAATTTTAGATTTGACCCGTGCAGTCAATCATAAAATCGACCGTTTAGATGGGCGTGTGGATGATATTGATGTCCGTTTAGCTAAGGTAGAAAACAGCATGGCTAAATTGGGTGTGCGATCCGCTTTAGTTGGTGGTTTGGGCGGTTTATTGGTATCGGTTGGATTTGAGCTAATCAAAGCCAAATTAGGAGGCTAGTGAATATGGCACATGATGAAAAAACCAAGGCAGATGTGCGCCGTTATTATGTGTTTGATTGCTTAACCATGGAATTAGCCGCAGAAAAAGCCAAAGTGTCCTATAACACTGCACGACGCTGGAAACGTGAAGCCGAAGCTCGCGGCGATAATTGGGACAAAGTGCGTGATGCATCAACAATAGCAAGTGGAAAGGTTGAAGATGTGGCTCGTGGTATGCTCACCACCTTTGTGCTTTATTTTGAAAGTACCATGGATGAGTTGCGTAATACCGAAGACTTGCCTGTTAGTGAGAAAGCAAAACTGATTCAAGGCTTGGGTGACAGTTACTCGAAAATGGTGGCGAGCAGTAAGCGGTTGTTGCCTGAGGTATCTGAATTAGCTACTGCGATTAAAACGGTGAAACTCTTTGGGGAATATATCCAAATCAATAAACCAGAACTAACAGGTGATTTTTTAGATTTGCTCAATGGATTTGGTGAAACATTAAGTAAGGAATTTAAAGCATGATGGAAGGTTGGAATGGTTCACCGGTATCCGAAGGCTGGGAAGTATAATGGGTGTAGAGGATAATTGTGAAGAATAAAGAGTTATTAGCAGAATTAAAAGCCTATTCCGACAGCTTGCGACAAAAAGTCGAGGCGAAGTTTGAGGGATGGGACGATTCCCTTTCTGCCATTAGTGAGCGACGCAAAAAGGTGTTAGATCCTGTTTCGGGTTATGACTTTTTTGTGTCGAATTACTTTCCGCATTATGTGCGTTCATCTTCGCGTTCACAGTTGCATAACTATCTTTTTGAGCATTTGCCACAAGTGTTACAACAGCCATCATCAGTGCATTTAGCCATTGCCGCGCCACGTGGTGAGGCTAAATCAACTCTCGTTTCTCAATTATTCACACTTTATTGTCTTGTAGCACAAAAGAAACGTTATGCATTAATTGTGATGGACAGTATAGACCAAGCCTATCCAATGCTTGAAGCAATTAAAGTCGAGTTGGAGTTTAACCAACGGCTACGCGTAGACTTTCCTGAAATCGCAGGACAAGGTCGTGTGTGGCAAGCTGCAACCATTGTGACGAAAGCTAATCAGAAAGTACAAGTTGCTGGTTCTGGTAAGAAGTTGCGTGGTTTACGACATGGTGCATATCGACCAGATTTGGTTGTATTGGATGATATTGAAAATGATGAACAAGTACGTAGCCCAGAACAGCGTGATAAGTTGCATGATTGGTTGAAGAAAACCGTGCTTCCTTTAGGTGCAGCTGGAGATAAGTTAGATGTGGTGTATATCGGAACTATTCTTCATTACGACAGTGTGTTAAACCGCACTTTATCAAGCAAAGCATGGAAAACAGCAAAATTTAAAGCCTTAATTCGTCAGCCTGATGATATGAGCTTATGGGATAAGTGGGAGGACTTATACTTAAACGAAGGTGAAGCGGTGGCTGATGCTTTCTATTCCCAAAATAAATCAGCAATGGATAAAGGTGCAGTAGTAAGTTGGGCTGCTCGCCCTATTTTAACCTTGATGAAAATTCGCGCTCGTGATGGGCACGCTACCTTTGATTCGGAATATCAAAACGATCCTTTAAGCAGTGATGATGCGATGTTTGCTAATGCGCTGACTTATTGGACTGAATTGCCAGGTGAATTGGTTTATTTCGGCGCACTAGACCCCTCTTTAGGTAAAGCGGGTGCAAGTCGTGACCCATCAGCCATCTTGGTGGGGGGCTATCATCGTGAGACGGGTAAGCTTTATGTAATTGAAGCGCAGGTTAAAAAGCGCCTACCTGATCTCATCATTGAAGATGTGATTCGTATGCAGAAACAATACCAGTGTCAGCGTTGGTTTGTTGAAACCGTACAATTCCAAGAATTCTTAAAAGACGAGTTAGTGAAACGTTCGGCACAACGAGGCATTCCCGTACCGGCAACTGCAACTAAACCCAATACAGACAAAATGCTTCGTATTGAAAGTTTACAGCCACACATGGCGAATGGGTTAATTTTATTACATAGCTCACAAGCTACGCTGATTTCTCAGTTACGCCATTTCCCAAAAGCCGACCATGATGATGGCCCAGACGCACTGGAGATGCTATGGCGTAATGCAGTAAGTAGTTCTGCGGCGATTGAATGGATAAGTATTAGTGAGTTAGATGATAGCGATTGGGATGAAGATGAATCGGATCTTTATTCTGTGTGGAAACAATAAGGTGAATTTATGGGATTGTTAGACAAATTTAAAAACCTTTTAAAAGGCAATGAAACAGAGCCTACGCAAACTGATGACGCGGAAGTTACCGCTACAGGACGAGTGTTAGACGATCATCCTTCAGCCAAAATTACACCATCAAAATTGAAACAAATTTTAGATGATGCAGAAAATGGTGATATTCAGGCTCAGCATCAGCTTTTTATGGATATTGAAGAGCAAGACAGTAGCATTGCGGCAAACATAATGACACGTAAGCGTTCAGTGCTTACGCTTGATTGGCGTATTGTTGAGCCACGCAATGCAACACCTGCAGAAGAAAAATTACAAGCAGAAATTGACGAGCTATTTTACCAATATCCTAACCTTGAAGATTTATTTATAGATCTCATGGATGCGGTCGGTCATGGTTTTTCTGCACTCGAAATTCAATGGGCTCAGGTGGATGGCAAATGGGTTCCAAAAGGCTTTAAAGCTTGTCCACAGTCCTGGTTTAAATTAGATAAGCACGATAATTTGTTATTACGTACGCCAACTAATCCAATGGGCGAACCTTTACGACCATTCGGCTGGGTGGTTCATCGCCATAAATCACGCTCTACACAACTTGCCAGAGATGGGTTGTATCGCACATTGGCATGGCTTTATATGTATAAGCATTATTCGGTGCGTGACTTTGCTGAGTTTTTAGAACTCTATGGTATGCCGATTCGCATTGGTAAATACGGTGCAGGCGCTACGACAAGTGAAAAGCGCACACTGTTACGTGCACTTGCAGATATTGGTCACAATGCCGCAGGTATTATGCCTGAATCCATGCAGATTGAACTTCACAATGTCGCAAGTGCTGGGGCTGCATCAGGTAATAATCCATTTTTACAGATGGTAGATTGGTGCGAAAAATCTATTGCGCGTTTGATTTTGGGGCAAACCTTAACCTCTGGGGCTGATGGTAAAAGCTCCACCAATGCGTTAGGTAATGTGCATAATGAAGTGCGTCGTGATTTGATGATTAGTGATGCCAAACAGATTGCACAAACTATCACTCAACAAATCATTTTGCCGTATTTGCAGATTAATATTGATCCTAATATTGCCCCTTATCGTGTCCCTTATTTTGAGTTTGACACGAAAGAATATGAAGATTTATCCGTATTTGCGGATGCAATCCCTAAACTTACCGGTATTGGCGTTCAAATTTCAGAAAGCTGGGTGCGTGATAAGTTAGGCATTCCTGAACCGCAGGAAGGTGAGTTGATTTTAAGCACACCGCAAGGTGAGATAACGGACGAAAAAACCACCGCACTTTCTGCCGTGTTTAACCACGGTGAAGGCTGTACTTGCGGTTGTCGTTCTGCTGCGTTGTCGGCTAAAAATGGTAAAAAGGACGAACAAGATGAATTGGATGGTTTGATTGATGATGCAATGGTTAATGCAGATTTTAATCAACAGCTTGATCCTATGATGAAACAAATTGTAGGCGTGGTTATGGCAAGTGAAAGCTATGACGATGCACAGGAAAAACTAATCGCACTTTATCCTGATTTAACCAGTGAAAGCCATCAGGCCTATTTGGCAAGTGCGGTATTTTTAGCTGATTTATTAGGAGCTGCCAATGCCGAGCGCACCTAAGTTTGCCATTGGTGTAGAACCCAAACAAGCCATTGAGTTTTTACGCCAAAAGAAAATGCTTGCCAGCAAGGTATTAGCAAAAGAAATGCACGATAGCGCATTGGCACGTGCCACGACGATTGCGCGCCTAACTAGCCTTGATATGACAAAGGATATTTACCAATCTTTAGAAACCGCTATGCGTGAGGGCAAAGGCTTTTACGCTTGGAAAAAAGAACTGGTGAGTGAATTTGAACGTAAAGGCTGGATTTTTGGGAAAGATCAGTCTATCCGTGGCATTGATGGGCATTTACTGGCAGATCCAAACACAGGGGAATATTTTGGCACGCCGCGTCGGTTAAATACGATTTATCGTGTCAATATGCAGTCAGCTTATTCGGCTGCGCGTTATCAACGCTTGCGTGATAACGTGGATAACCGCCCTTATTGGCAATATTCTGCCGTGGGTGATGCGCGTACTCGTCCTGCCCATTTAGCATTGAGCGGTAAAGTGTATCGTTATGATGATCCGTTTTGGTCGACATTCTACCCGCCCAATGGGTTTAATTGTCGCTGTACGGTGATTGCGTTAGGCGAAAGAGATTTGAAACGCCGTGGCATGGATAAGCCTGACGATAGCTCGGAATTTTTGGTGGAAGTAGAACGCCCTGCGGATAAACAAGGTAATCGTGAAAAGACGATAGGTTTTAAATTGCCTGATGGCACAGTACGTGTGACGGATAAAGGCTTTGATTACAATGTAGGGCGTATTGCTTATAAGCCGAATTTGGATCTTTATCCGGAAAAGCTGGCGCATGCGTTTGCGAAGGTGGAAATGAAAGGTGCGGAGTTTAAGCAAGATTTTGAATTATTGGCAAAGCATGTGGCAGAGATGAAACAAACGCTCAACCCTGACGGGAAAAAAATCACCGCTGAGCAGATGTTACAGGTGCGTGATAGCCTAACTAAAAATTTTAAATTTGCAGCAGGTGTGTTAAGCGCGGAAAGTAAGGATTTATTGAAAAGCAAAACTGGCACAGTGTGGCTTTCTGATGATACTTTGATTAAGCAATTTAATAGCCGTGATGGGCAGGGTTTTGGGATTGATGAGTATGAAGCATTGCCGGATATCATCAATTCTCCAGATAAAATTGTAGCCGATGAACTAGGATACCAATTTTATAAGAATGTTAATGGTAAGAAACTGCTTGCGGTATTGAAGGTTTTAAGCAAAGAACCGGAAATTTTTGTTCAGTCGTTTAGATTAGTAAGTGATAAACAATGGAGAAAGGCATTTAAAGAGTAAGCCACTAGGCGGGGCTCGAACCCACCGCACACAGTCCAAGGTACTATTTCAACCTATCGCTTGCGATCCTCGAGATTCATCGCTTTTCTAGTGGCTATGTGACTATACCCCGTTAAATTTTAAAAATCAACGATTATGATAGAAATTGAAATCAATAATGCGCAAGAAGTTGCCATTGTACTAGAGCGACTTGCACAAGCTACCGCTCATCGCACCCCGTTAATGCGAAGTATTGCAGGCACCATGGAATCTGCTGTTCTGCAAAATTTCGATGTAGGGGGGCGTCCAAAATGGCTGGGGCTTAAATATCGCCAGGGCACACCGTTGGTTGATACAGAAAATTTGATGGGCAGTATCACGTCTGATTACACTAACGATACCGCTGTTGTAGGAACGAATGAACCGTATGCGGCGATCCATCAATTCGGCGGTAAAGCAGGACGTGGACGGAAAACCACGATTCCTGCTCGTCCATTCTTAAAATTAACACCAGAAGATGAATCGGATATCATGGAAGATATTCAAGCATATTTTCAACGTTTAATTAAATAATTCCGCTAAGCGTTCTAAATCGCACGTATAGCGGTTTTATTATTTTAAGGTATAAGTTTTCATCTTTAAATTTTTAAAACGTTTTAAAGCGGTTTTAAAGCGTTTTAAAATGGGTTTGCGTTGTTTCTTATAATCTAATCTTTTATTCCTCCAATATCTACTCTTTCAAAAAATTGAAATGATGTGACCGTGCTGAAGTCGGTCATCTCTTTTTCCCCTTTTTTATCAAGTATTCTGTCATCCTAGATTGAGTTTTTAAGGATGGTTTTCAGATGAAATTAACAGTTGCCGCTTGTAGTTTTGAAATTGACAAAGCGAAGTATGGTCGCATCCAACTTTTACCTTATGGCAAGTTTAGAGCTATTGACGGCAGACCGACAGATGTGGAGGCATGGTATGTAACCGATACGAACGGGGCTGATGTTGTGGCATTGGCTAACAGTCAGAAAAATCCCCTACCCATTGACTACGAACACCAAATCTTACATTCCCAGCAAAACGGCAAAGAGGCTCCTAGCGCAGGTTGGATGGAATATCTCTATTTTAACCCACAAGGAATTTTTGCCGATGTCCGTTGGACGGACAAAGCTGCGGAATACATCAAAAATGGCGAATATCGTTATATCTCTGCCGTGTTTGCCTATGACACGAATGGTTATATTCGCAAAATCTTTCACGCTGCACTGACTAACAACCCCGCTTTAGATGGTATGGACGAAGTGATGGTTGCCGCCAGTGTGCAACTTTTAAATCAACAAAAGGAAAAGCCAGTAATGGACAAAAAATTACAAGCCGCCTTGTGCGCGTTGCTTGCATTAAAAGCAGACGCCAGCGAAGCGGAAATTACCGAAAAAGTGACCGCACTTTCTGCCGCTAAAGGCGATAGTCCAGTCGCACTATTAGATGTGTATGCCAAATTAGCGGAAAAAGAACAATCTGTTGCGGCATTAACCGCGCAAGTGGGTAAGCCTGACCCCGCTAAATTTGTGCCGGTTGAACAAGTCGCTGCATTACAGGCTGATTTTAATGCGCTTAAAAACTCGGTAGAGACCGATAAAAAAGAGGCATTAATCACAGCCGCCTTATCGCAAGGTAAGTTATCGCCTGCGTTAAAAGATTGGGCGCAAAGTTTATCTGTAGAAGCGTTAAGTGCTTACTTAGAAAAAGCACCTGCGATGGCCGCATTAAGCGGCGAGCCACAAGCAAAAGCTGATCCTGATCAGAATGTTGTGGCATTAAGTGCAGAGCAACAAGCTACAGCAAAAATGCTTGGCATTAGCGAAGCTGAATACATTGAAAAATATACACATAAGGAGGCTAAATAATGGCACTTAATAAAGCACAGGTTTTAAACCATATCACTGAAGCATTTCGCAAGGAATTTATTAAAGGTTTAGAAAATCACCCAACGCAATGGCCAAAAGTAGCGATGGAGATCTCATCTACAACTAAAACCAATACTTATGGTTTCTTGGGTAAATTCCCCAAAATGCGTGAGTGGGTAGGACAACGTCAAATTCAAAGTATGCAAGCTCAAGGTACAAGCATTACTAATAAAAAATTTGAATCTACGGTAGGCATTCCTCGCGAAGATATTGAAGATGATCAGGTCGGTTTATATACCCCGATGATGGAATTGGCGGGTCAGTCTGCTGCTGAATTACCTGATGATGAAGTATTTAGCTTATTGAAAAAAGGTAAATCTACGCTGTGTTATGACGGTCAGAACTTCTTCGACACAGATCACCCGGTATTTGAAAAAGTAGATGGTACGGGTAACCAAACAACTCAAGTGAACTTGACTGTAGGTACGGATGAAGGTGCGCCAACATTCTATATCTTGGATACCCGTTTGCCGATTAAACCACTGATTTGGCAAAAACGTACTGCACCGGAAATTGAGCCGAAGTTTGACCCGTCAAAATCCGAACACGTCTTCATGGAAGATGAATACTTATGGGGTGTGCGTGCCCGTGGTGCGGCTGGTTTTGGTTTCTGGCAACTTATCCATCGCGTGGAAAAAACCAAATTAACCCGTGAAAACGTACAAAAAGTAATTGCAACAATGAAGGGATTAAAAGGTGATGGCGGTAAAGCATTAAATATTCAGCCGAACTTAATTTTAGTTCCGACAGGGCTTGAATATGCTGCGAAGGAATTGTTTAAAACTAAAACAATTAATGGCACCACAAATATTCTTGAAAATGAATTAGATGTGCTTGCTTCGCCATTCATCAATGAATAATCAATAAGGGCGAGCAATCGCCCTTTAGGAGCAAAAATGGCAAAGAAACCAGAAAACACCGAGTTAGAAGCGTTAACCATTCAAGATGATGTTAATTCCGAAACTCAAGAAGTAGAAGAAACAACATCAAGTGTTGTAGAAGGTGGTGAGGTGATTAACCCTATCGCTTATGCAGTGACGTTACGTGAAATTCATCCGCAGCCATCTTATGGTCGATGTGGTTATCGTTTTAACAAGGAAAGTGCGGTCGAAATTCCGGCTGGTGATTTAACCGGTGAACAAGTGATTATTCTTGCGGAAGATCCTTGGTTAGAGCTTGTTCCAGTGTGTGAGGAATAACGATGAATTATGCCACAGTGTCGGATTTTATTTTACGTGTTGGTGAACTCGATGCAATTGAGTTAACTGATCGTGATCGTACCGGTAGTGTTGATACAACAGTGCTGAATGTGGCGTTATCGGATAGTTCTAGCCAAATTGATGGCTATTTGTCAGCGCGTTATGAATTGCCATTACTGGATATACCGCAAAATCTTGTGCGGATTTGTTGTGATTTAACCCGCTATCGTTTGGCATCTATGTCACAGGTGGGTAATACCGATGAGATTATTGAGCGATACAAATTAAGCTTAAAAGAGCTTGAGGCGATTGCTAAAGGTCAAATTTCACTTGGTATTGCTAACTCAAAAACAGAAGATGACGGCGATAATGGTGTGATGTTTACTAATCCGAAAAACAGGGTGTTTAGCCGTGATAACGAAAATCGAACAAGCACTTGTTGAGCGTCTGCAAAAAGGATTGGGCCGTCTTGTTAATACGGTGAAAAGCTACGGTGGTGAGCTAGATGACGACAGTTTATCTGTGTCTCGCTTGCCGATTTGCCTTGTCACTTTTGGTGGGGCTCGCATTGAGCGTATGAGTACCAATGCAAGACGACATCAATCTACCGCGAATTTTGTCATTATTTTAGCCGTACGATCTTTACGCAGTAATGTCGCGGCTAGACAAGGTGGCATTGATGAGCGTGAGGTTGGCGTTAATCAGCTTATTACTGCCGTGCGTCGTTTGTTGGATGCGCAAACTTTGGGGCAATTAGTTAAACCACTAAAACCCACAAGAGTTCGCACTATTTTCAACAATGCCTTATTCAAGGGCGGAGCGATTACCGCTTACTCGATTGAATACGAAGCCGTTTATGATGATTTTCAGCCGCTTGATGATGGGTATTTCCCAGAAGCCACGAAGGATAAAACTAATCCTGACTATGTGTTTAGCGCTTATCGAGCCAAGTTATCCGATCCATTACCGTTACTTGAACAAGTTCAAGGACGGATTTATGACCCAACCACGCAGGCGGAAGAGCCGTTTAAGGTGGAAACTGAGGTAAAAAATGAAAGTTAAAGCAAGACCAGGTATTAAGGTGCCATTTGAAACACAGCCTTATGCCTATATTGAACAAACGCCGGTTGATATTGAGCCGTCGATTTATTATCAGCGTCGTATTAATGACGGTGATTTGATTGTGATTACTGAAACACGTTCACGCAAAGAACAGGAGAAAGACAATGGCTGAAACTAACATTGATTTTGATAATATCCCGACAAGTATTCGTCAGCCGGGTGTTTATAGTGAATATAATTCGCGCAATGCGGTAAGCACGTTACCAACCAATGAGCAAAATGTATTAATTGTTGCACCAATGGTGAATGGTACTGCGCCTTTTACTGCACCCGTTCAAGTGTACTCTGATTTAGATGCTAAAAATCAATTCGGTGCAGGTTCTTGGGCTCATTTAATGACCCGTGTAGCGATTCAAAATAACCCATTAATCCGTTTATCCGTGATTGGGTTAAAAGATAGTGATTCAGGTGTAGCCGCAACAGGTACCGTGACGTTAGCCGGTACAGCTACGCTAAGCGGTGTTGTGAAAGCCGTTATTGGCGGTGTAGATTATGCCGTTGCTGTCGCAAAAGGTGAAGCGGCGAACGATATTGCCACCCGTTTAGCAGCGGTTATTAATGCGGGCGATTACTGCCCTGCAACTGCAGCCGTGAGTGAAGGCACCATTACCTTAACGGCAAAATGTAAAGGTGCAATTGGCAATGAAATTTCAATTAATGCAGTTAGCCGCGCTGATGGTATTAGTGTGACCTCAGCTGTATTTAGTAATGGTGCAGAAAATGCGGATTTAACTGCTGCACTAGCATCTGTTGCAGGTCAGCATTATCACGTCATTATTTCTCCATTTGCTGATGATAAAAATGCAAAAGCGTTACGTGAACATTTAGACTTGGTTGCAAGCCCGGTTGAGAAAAAACCTGGTGTGGGTGTATTAGGTTTTAATGGCACATTGGCAAGCGGCACTACGTATACCGAAAAAATCAATGCGAACCGCATTACGGTGGGTTGGTATAAAGGTGCGCTGGAATCAAATGCATTAATTGCAGCAGGTTATGGTGCGATTATTGCAGGCGAAGAAGACCCGGCTAAACCGTTAAATACGCTTGAGATTAAAGGTTTAACTCCCGTTGATGCCACTCAAACACCATTAAAAACCGAAGTCAATCAGGCACTTTTCCATGGTTTAACACCTATTACGGTGGTGAATAATCGTGTGCAAATTATGCGTGCAATTACGACTTATACCAAGTCGCCAGCGAATGTAGATGACCCTGCGTGGTTAGATTTAACTACAATTCGCACGCTTGACTATACGCGCAAAGCGATTGAGCAACGCATTGCCTTGCGTTTTCCACGTGCGAAGTTATCCAATCGCACACCACCAAAAGTGCGTTCGGAAATCCTTGATGTGTTGTATCGCTTAGAAGATTTAGAAATCTTGGAAAATATTGATGCTAACAAGAATAAATTGCTTGTGGTACGCAATGGACAAGATCCAAATCGTTTAGATACGGCAATCCCAGCGGATGTGGTAAATGGCTTACACGTTGTCGCTAACCGTATTGATTTAATTTTATAGGGGGCTTAAATGGCTGAAAAATATGCTGGTTCGGCAGTGTTAGAAGTAAATGGCGTTGAAATTGAAATTACCGATTTAAACGTTACAAAACAAACAGGCCGAAAATTAGTGAAAACCATGAACTCAGAAGGTCGTGCGCGTGGTTTTGCTAAAGGAATTGCGACTTGGGAACTCTCATTGACAGCCGCTCTGCCGATTGATGGTTCAGAGATTGATTGGGCGGAAATCAATGATGCGAAGATTACAGTGTATCCACTTAATCAAGACGATAAACGCACCTCTTATCTTGGCTGTTTTACTACGCAAGTCGGTGAAAAATATACCGTCGATAACGAAGCCGTGATTGATATTCAGATGACTGCTCTCAAAGAGGTTAAAGAATAATGCGTCTATTGTTAGGTATTCCTTACGGTAATAGTCGTCGTTTTGACTTTGAAGTGCGATTACTTACCTTGGGTGGCGAATGTGCCGCCCTTGAGAAAATCGCTGAGCTTGGTTTAGATGAGAAAGAAAAACTCACGAAAGCTGAGCAAATGCTCGTGGACTTGGCTTATTTATCTGAGCAGCTTGATATTATCGGCATTGCACAAGATAAGCTCACGCCACAGTTTTTACTGGATAACCTTGCTACAGATGATTATGTGTTGATTACGCAAGCTATTGCTGATTTGCGAAAAAAGCACATCGACGCTGGGGAAAGCCAGAGCAAAGTCGAAGCCGAATAAAACAACAACATAGTGTGTTTGAAGCTGAGAAAAATTACCGAAGTGCGGTCATTTTATTAGCTAAATTCGGCTTTAGCGCTGCGGAGGTAAGAGCAATGAGCCATACAGAAGTGTCTGCTTGGATTGGTAGTTGGCAAAAATCTCAAGGTATTAAAACACAGGCTGAAGATGGCGATACGGTGCATTACAACCTTATGCGTCGTAAAAATAAAGGGGCGTAAGCCCCTTTTTTTGTAGATTTAAAAGAAGTTTAAAAAGGGTTTAAAAATGGCAGAGTTAAATTTAGCCATGACACTCAAGGCACACGATCAGGCAAGCCGAGTATTCCGTCAGGCGCAATCCCAAATTACACAAAGCACACGAGCCATGACAAGCGCCCGTGAAACATTAGGCGTGCGAAGTGAACATAAGATCCAGCAAGAGATCAATCACACTATTGCGGCTTATAACCGTTTGAAACGTAGTGGTACTGCAACCAGCCGAGAGTTAGCTCGCGCGGCTGATGCAACACGGTCAAAAATTGCGGGTCTTAATGCCGAAATGGGAAAAACGTCTTGGGGACAACGCTTAGGTAATGTAGGCACTGCAATGGCAAGCGTTGGAGCTGGTATGGCCGCAGGTGCGATGGTAATGGCTCAACCCATGAAAAAACAAATGGATTATGACCGCCGATTGGCGATGGTTTCAAACACCGCCTTCTCTGACCGAGACGTGGCTGGGCGAATTGCTGGCAAGAAAGAATTACATGAAGCAGTAAAAAGTGCGGTAGAAAATGGTGGCGGGACGAAAGAGGATGCGTTAGCAGCACTGGATAAATTATTAGCATCTGGTACGGTGAAAGCCGAAACTGCAATGAAATTATTGCCAACTTTGCAGAAAGGTGCTGTTGCCACTGGCGCGAGTACTGAAGATTTATCCGCAATTGCCATATCTGCTATGCAACAATTTGGTATTAGCGAAGATCAAATTGGCGCGGTATTAGATAAAGCCGTGGCAGCAGGTCAAGCCGGTAATTTTGAATTGTCAGATATGGCTCGTTGGTTGCCACAACAAATGGCCGCTGCTAAATCTGCAGGGTTATCAGGTATGAATGGTTTTGAAGCATTATTAGTTGCAAACCAACAAGCACGTGTTACAGCAGGGACTAGCGATGAAGCGGGTAATAACTTAGTCAACTTACTGGCAAAAATAACCTCAAAAGAAACAGCTGATCGTTTTAGAAAGTTAGAAATTAAAGGCAAAGATGGTAAAACCCATGGTATTGATTTCATTAAATCCATGGAAAATGAGAAGAAACAAGGGAAAAACTCTATTGAGGCCTTTAGCTCTATTATGGATATGGTAGTTGGCGAAGATGACCGTTATAAATCGTTAAAGGAAAAACTCAAAACCGCGAAAAAAGAAGAACAGCAAACTCTTTTAAATCAGATGGCTGATTTGGTTGAAGGTACAGCGATTGGTCAAGTGATATCAGATCGTCAAGCCTTGATGGCGTTACTAGGTATCCGAAATAATGTGCAACTAGGGAAAGAAGTGAAAGCAGAAGTCGGTAGCGCAGAAGGTGCTGTCGATAAATCACATGCTGTAATACAAGACACCAATAGTGCCAAATTGGAAAACGCCAAAAATAGCTTTGAATTTGCCCAAATGGAGGGGGTTAAGAGCTTTAATGATGCCCTTGGTGATGCGGCAGTCAAATTAACGGAATATGCAAAAGCATATCCAGACCTCACAAATACCGTTGTACAAGCAGGCACTGTTATTACGGCTTTAAGTGCAGCGGCTGTTGCGGCAAGCGGTGCATTGGCGTTGTTAGGCGGCAAGCGTGCAGGCTTCGGATTAGGAGGCGATATCGCAGATGCGGCAAGTGGTTTAGGTCGAAAAGGTAAAATCAATAAAGGGATGAAAGGCGGAAAAGGCTTGTTATCACTGAGTGGTTTAGCATTTACTGGTTTAATGCTTGCAGCTGACCACCGCACGGTTGCTGAGGCTATTGCCGAAGAAAAAGCCGAAGCTAAAACACCACAAGAAAAACAACTTGAAAATCAATTTTACGCAAGGGCTTACGGTGGCAATAAATCAACAACAAGCCATTATGCACCACAGGGGTTTGGTTATAACAAAAATTCTGTATGGGGAATGGCAGGCCGTGCGGGTGAAGTGGCTGAAATCGCACGTAAAGATGAGGTTGCGAAGGAGCGTTTAGCACGTGGCACGCTTACACAAGCCGAATATGATGCAAGAACATCACAAAGTGCTGCCAAAATTGCCAACATGAATAATCGTGGGCAAGGCTATTCCGGGTTATCCATTGCTGCCAATGATACCAATTCTACACTGAGTCAAACACTCGGTAATTTATCTGGTTTAGCGAATTATCAAGCTGACTTTCAGCAGTTTGGTAAAACCATCAGCGATGGCTTGAAAACAGCGGTGGAAAGTCAGAATTTCACCATTCAAAATGAAATTAAAGTGGATTTAGATGGGCGGATTGTGGCTGAACAAACGTCTCAGTATCAATATCAAGATTTAAAACGGGGGTAATAGATGAAAGGTTGGACGGCGCCATTACAACGTGCTAGCTATCGTGGTGTGCGATTTGAAGTGATGTCGGTTGATGATGAGATCACTCGCGCTACAATCGAACACGCCTATCCTTTTGTGAACGGTGCGGATGTAGAAGATTTAGGATTAAATCCGTTGACCGTACGTTTGCAAGCCGTGTTTTATGGTGAAGGTTATTATACTGATTTCAAAAAATTCTTAAGTGTGTTGGGAAAACAAGGGGCGGATGTATTAGTCCATCCTATTCGCGGACGATTGCAAAATATGATTTGTACGTCGGCATTGTTTCATCATGAAGCGGACATGATTGACTATGTGGCCATTGATTTAACCTTTACCGAAAGCACCCCAGCAGAGCCGATTTTTGTTTTTGAAAGTGCATTTCTTGCTCGTCTTGATGCACTACTTACGCAACTTGAAGATTTTGTTGATGATGCGTTGGCATTGTATGGTGAGTTTATGGAGGTTGTGTCATTTGCCGCCAATATTAAATTGCGTTTATTGGGCAGTTTCGGCGCATTATTTGGTTGTTTTGAGCAAGTTAGAAGTTTATTTGATTTAGATAAGAATAAATATCCTATCTCTAATACTGTGTCCTCTACAGATTTTAAAGTGAAAAGCTTAAATTCGGCTCGTCATTTAGCTGCGATGTTGGAAACGGGACTCTCACAGATTATCAGCCGTCGAGATTTAACCACTCGCGCTAAGTTTGATGAAATGTTGCGTACCTTAAAACAAATTAAACAGATCCCCTCTGATTTGGTAACAGGTAAAAATATTAAATCAGCCAGCCAACAGGCTGTTATGAAATCGTTACCATCAACATTAACAAATACCGATATGCATGCAGTGTCATTGTTTATGCGATTAGTTAGTGCGGGCGTTTTGCTTAAATCTGCGACAGAATTAATTGAAGATGACGCTTTATTGCCGCAAGATGTGGACTATATTACCACGAAAGTGCGGTCGGAAATTTTAGAGAATTTGGCATTGCTACGCCAACAAATTGCAGAAGAGCAACAGGCCGTAAATAGCGCTGGTAAGCCTAATACTGGACTTTACACCACCGCACACCACACCATGGAACAACTTAAACAACACGCTCATCAGTTTACTCAACTTGCGATTAATGCGATTAACCGCAAGCCACCTTTAATTATTCGAGCGGCCCCCATGACTGGGACAGTGCAACAAATCGCCCATGCTTTTTATAGTGATTATAAACGTGCGGATGAGCTATTGCGTTTAAATCCACAGGTGCGTTATCCAAATTATATTGAGCAAGGTGAGGTATTAAATAGCTATGTCAGATAATTATCCTTACGAAAATGATGTCGTAGTTGAGATTGACGGTAAGTCCCATAATAATTGGAAAAGTTATGACATAGACAGTGATTTTTTAATCCCTGCAGATGCTTTTGCTTTTGATATTGGTGTGCCGTCAGACAGTACTGTATTGCCGGACTACTCTGGGGCAGAGGTGAAAGTACATATTAATGATACGTTAGTCATGACTGGTATTGTGGATACCGTGCAGCATGGCATTAGTAAAACAAATCGAACCTATCGACTAAATGGTAGAGATAGAGCCAGTGTACTTGTTGATTGCTCCGCACCGATTACGAACGTGAAGGGGTTAACGGTATTAGATGCAGTAAAAAAGATTGTAGAACCGTTAGGAATTAAACAGGTGCAACTTAAAGCCGAAAACAATCCATTGTTAGATAAGGTCGATATTGATGTTGGCGAAACTGCGTGGAATGCTGCCATGCGTTGTGCTAATTCTGCCGGCTTGCACTTGTGGTTTGAACCAAATGGCGTGCTGATTGTAGGAGGTGCGGATTACAGCACACCACCTGTTGCAACGCTATGCTGTATGAAAGATGGTAGTCAAAATAACTTTGAACAGGCTGATTTAAGCTTTGATGTATCAAATCGGTTTAGTGAGATAACCTTTTTAGCTCAAAGTCACGGCAAACAAGGACAAGATAACAAAAACGATCTGAAATGGGTTTATAAAGATTCAGAGATGACTACCTATAAACCTAAAACCGTAGTGGTATCTGATGTTGATAACCTTGAAGCGCTGCAAAAATGGGCAAAGAAATACATTGCCGACAGCATACTTGAAGGGTTTACATTAACGATTATTGTACCTGACCATAAAATGCAAGATGGCACATTGTGGCAACCTGGTCAGCGGGTGCATGTTATCTGTGAAGAATATGATATTGATGCAATCTTCTTCTTAATGGGGCGTCGTTTCATGTTAAGCCGTCAAGGCGGTACGCAAACCGAGCTACGGTTTAAGCAAGACGGTATTTGGACACCAGACGCTTATAGTGCAAAAGCAGAAAAAGCACGTAAGCGTAAAGGTAAAAAAGGTAAGAAGAAAAAGAATAATGGTGAACTTTGGGCATCAAATGGAGAAGGTGGTTGGACGAAATGAGACGATTAACACAAGCAATACAACAACAAGCGCAAGGTGCAGTAAATGATATTCGTCAAGCTTTTAGAGGAATACTTCATCTGGTGAAAAGTGCAGATAACATTCAGAAAGTGCAAGCATCTGGATTATCAGATGAAACACTTCAGGATGTAGAGATGATGCAGCAATTTGGGTTTACGTCGGTGCCGCCTGCAGATACTCAAGCAGTGATTATCCCTATTGGCGGGCAAACTAGCCACGGCATTGTGATTGCGACTGAGAACGGTTCTTTCCGTGTGAAAAATCTGCAAGGTGGCGAAGTCGCTGTTTATGATGAAAGTGGCTCTAGTATTGTGTTAAAAAAGGGGCGGTTAATTGAGATTGATTGTGATGTGTTAAAGATTAAAGCGGCAACAAAAGTGGATATATCAAGCCCACTGGTTGAAACAGATCAGGTCTTTACTGCGCAAGGTCAAATTAACGGAAATGGCGGTATGGCGGTGAAAGGCGGCAGTGGTGCGAGTTTTACCGGCAACGTAAAACAACAAGGCGGAGATTTTACTACAGGAGGAGATGTGAAAGCCGGTGCTATATCATTGCGTAATCACAAGCATCCTGGTGATAGCGGTGGTGAAACAGGTCAACCTAAATAAAAATGCTAAAAGGAGGTGCTGAAGTCAGTCACCTCTTTTCTTTTCTCTAAATCCCTTATCCTGTCACTATGGACAGAGAGATCAGCCCGCTTACCGGCGACTACACAAGTAAGCAAATCAGTACACTGCAAAATGCTGTGTATATCAGACTAACCACACCCTTAGGCACCTGGTGGGCAGATGGGCGTGTAGGCTCTTTGCTCCATACTATCCCTAAAGAAAAGGATTTGCGACATGTTGGGCCACTTGCTCAACAATATGCAGAAGAAGCCTTACAACCGTTGATTGATGATGGACGTGCCGCCGAAATCATTGTGACTTATACACAACCCCACAAGGGATTATTAATTTTAGATATATCCATTCGAGATAACCGAGGTGAAACCTATCAATTTAAACACCCGGTAAAAGTTATTTAAAAAGGGTTTAAACCATGTTTATTGTGCCAAGTTTAGATGATATTCGCCAAACTATCTTGCGTGATGTGCAGTCGTTAGAACCGCTAGCTGATGTGAGTGTGGATAGCGATTATTATGCCCGTGCGAGCAGTTTAGCCGCCGTTGCTGAAGGTATTTATGCCCATCAAAAATGGATAATCAAGCAATTTTTCCCCGATACCGCTGACACAGATTTTTTAGAAAAACATGCCGCTTTGCGTGGTATTCGTCGTCGTAATGCAACGTCTTCAAGTGGTACTGGTGCAACTGTCACAGGTCAAGTCGGTGCAGAGATCAAAGCGGGTTTACAAATTAAAACCGACGATAACCGATTTTATGAGACAACCGCGAATGCAGTTATCTCAAGTAATGGTGAGACTACCGTGCCGGTACGCGCATTAGCCACGGGTGCAAGTTATAACATTACTACTGCAACAAAAGGTAGTTTTATGGCGGCTCCTGTTGGCGTGCAAAGTGATGTTGTATTAAACAATATTATTGGTGCGACAGATGCTGAAAGTGATGCATCGTTACTTGAGAGATTGCTTGAGATTATTAGACGTCCACCTGCTGGGGGGAATCGCTATGACTATCGCACCTGGGCATTATCAGTAGATGGTGTGGATGCAGCTTATGTTTATCCACTGAGACGAGGATTGGGTACGGTAGATATTGCCATTACTTCTAACAATGATGTCCCGAACGATGATACCGTGCTGCGCTGTCAAACTTATATTAATGATGTACGCCCCGTGACAGCACGTGAAAGCAAAGTGGTAAAACCTGATGTAACAAAAGTGAATTTTAATATTCAGGTGAAAACCAGTGGCGTGACTTTGCCAGAAATTAAGGTGGCTATTTCAACCGCACTTTCGGATTATTTTAATACATTGATCCCAGGTGATGATCTAATTGTGTCCCAATGTGAAGCTGTGGTGAATAACTTGGTAGGCGTGGTTGACCGTAAGTTTACGGCACCTATCACTAATTTAAAAGCAGATGTACGCACGAAAATAGAATGGTTCCGACTTGGTACGATTACTGTGACGGAGATGGCCTAATGCAAATTAACCATAAACAAGTGCTATCTAAACTTTACCCACCTATTTCCTACAACATTAATGGTGAGCATTTCTTAGCACAATGTGAAGTGGATGGTAATGCCTTTAATCGCTTACAACAAAAAGCCAATGATATGTTAAACGTAGTTGAACCTATCACCTCGAATTCCATGTTGGACGATTGGGAGCGTTTATGTGGGATTAAAACTGACTTTGGCAAGAGCTATCAAGAAAGAGTGAAGAGAGTCATTGTCCAGTTGAATGCTATTGGTGGGCTATCTATTCCTTATTTTATGAAAATTGCAGAAAGCATTGGGTACAAAATTGAAATTAAAGAGTTCTCGCCTCTTGCTAATGACTTACCAAACCCTGGTGATTTAGCTCAATTCCGCAACGAAGAAAGAGAAAATCTTATTTTTATGTGGCGGGTATCGGTACTTAATGGTGATGACAATATCGTGTATTTCCGCGCGGGAAGCTCTTTTGCTGGCAATCATTTAGTTGAATTTGGCGACAGAATCATTGAAGAGTTTTTTAAAGATTTAAAACCAGCACATACCTATTGTTATTTTGCTTATCAAGGATCTTAATTTATGAAAACGTTAATGCCTAAAGTTGATACCCGAGACGGCTTATTCCACAACGGGAATCCAGCAACTGGCGAACAAGGCACGCAAGTTAAAGATGTGTGGCTGAATAATGTTCAGGAAAATCTACGAGATATTCAGGCTGAAGCTCATTATGTATTGATAAAAGCAGGGTTCAACCCTGTGGAGAATAAGCAAACACAGCTTTATGAATCAATTGTTAAGATTATTGGTGATAACCGTAAAACCGCAACCACTAAGGATAAAGGTGAAGTTAAACTAAATTCTGCTATTGATAGTGATAGTGAAACTGAGGCAGCTACGCCTAAAGCAGTGAAGTCAGTGAATGACAAATTAGCAAATTTCGTACCTTATTCTTCAAACCTTAAAAACTATGCCAAGGTTATCCCTAGCGATGCAGGGTACGGCGGTTATGAGATGTCAGGCGGGAAAAATGGGCATGCTTTCCGTATGGAGTGCGAAGCTGACCATTTTAAATTTTGGTCGAGAATTGATAACACCACATACGCTATCCACGCCCCCGCTAAACGTAATGGCACGATGGCTTTGGTGGAAGACGTTAATACAAAAGTGTCCAAAAACGGCGATGTTATTAATGGGATGTTGTTTATCGATGGGGTTAAATCCGGTGGTTTTGCGAGTGGCTTAGCGATTAGAAATAAAGCTGGTGGCCCAAATACAAGCGGATTTGTGGATTTTTACCAGTCCGACACCGTGCCGCGCTCTTCAATTTGGTTTAGAGATGCCGGACAAAACAGCACGCAAATTGAATTTTTAAACACTCCGGAAGGCTCGGATTGGAATAGAGATAGCCGACAAACGGTGCTCACAATTAAGTCCACAGGTGCGTTATGGAGTAAGCAATACGGCTGGTTGCATGACCACTTTGCCAAACAAGCAGACATTAGCAATGTG